CATAGGTCCACTTGCAAGACAACCAGATAAACTAGATTATCTTAGCCCAACTCAATTTCGTTTTGGTATTAACCAATTACCGAAAGTTGAGTTTTTCACTACGGCTGCAACTATCCCCGGCATTAATATGGGAGATGCAATTTTTGACACGCCGTTCAAAAACATTCCTGTTATGGGTGATAAAATAACATACGAAAATTTAGAAATAACTTTCATTGTTGATGAGTTTCTAGAGAACTACAGGTCATTACATGAGTGGATGACTGCTATAGGATTTCCAAAAGACAGAAAACAGTTCAGAGATTTTAGGTCTAATACATCAAATACACCTAGTGCATCTGTGGGAACTCCATCAAAAGATAGAGTTGGACAAGCTACTACGGCAAACGCTTTATTTTCTGATGCCAACTTAATAGTATTGTCAAATAAAAATAATCCTATTCTTCAAATTGATTATCAGAATATGTACCCTGTGGCACTTAGTGCAATACAATTTAGTCAGGATAGCACAGATGTTCAATACATAACAGCAAGTGCATCATTCTCATATCAGATATATGAATTTACTACATTATAAAGGAAATAAATGGATAAGTTAAGTGAATTACAAATAGAAGCAAAAGAAGACCTTATTATACTAGATGATGAAGACCTACACCAACAATCTTATAAAAATCAAATCATCAAACCAAAATGGCTGGACTACAAGTCCAAATATAAACTTATGATGTTTCAATGTAAAGGTGAACACAAAAGATTGTATCGTGAGAAATGGGAGTATTATGGTGGCAAAGCTGACGCAAAGATTTATGCTGCTAAACCATTTGATTTGAAGGTTTTAAAAAATGACCTCCAGATGTATATCAACTCTGATGAGGACATTATTGAACTTGAAAAAAAGGTTGTGTATTATGAGACAATCGTTGAGTTTATAGACGGTGTGATAAAGTCCATAGATAATAGAGGATGGGATATTCGTAATGCTCAAGATTGGAAAAAGTTCTTGGCCGGAGGATTTTGATGTTAACTCAAATTACTAAAGAAATCTTGAGGGATGTTTCTTATTGGATTGGTCATTATGAAAATGTTATCTCTGATGAACAAATCAAAGGTGTTTTAGATTATCCTTGGACTTGGAGTGCATCGACATATTCCAGTCATAAAGGGAAAAATAATAATAGTGAAGAACGAGTTAAAATGGATGAGGTTTGGGTCAAAGAAGAAAATAGACCTTATCCAAGTTTAAGGGAATCTGTTTTAAAATCCATGAGATTTTATGGAGAAGAACATGAACTATTTAGCTGTATACATCATACCGATTTTCGTATTAATAGGTATGGTATCGGTGGCTTTATGTCCTTACATGTGGACAACATACACCACTCTCATGGTCAACTATATGGTTATCCACAGTCTTCAGTCTTATTGTTTTTAAATGATGATTACGAAGGGGGTGAAATTATAGTTGCTGAAAATACATATAAACCAGCAAAAGGTTCGGCGTTAATTTTTCCCTCAAATTTTATGTTTCCTCATGAAGTTAAATCAGTAACAAAAGGTGAAAGGTGGAGTGTAGTATCATGGTTAATGTAAACAAACATGAAATATTCCCAACAGTAGTATATCAGTTCAATTGTGGCTTTGATGATCTTAGTCAACTAGATATCACACAAATGAGCGCATACATTTTATCAAATGAAAATGAAGATATTGTACATCAATCTAAGGATGGCCTACAACTTTTATCAACATTTCAAAATTTAAAAGATATTATTTATCAACAAAATGAAAAATATCTAAATGATTTACAATACGAGTTTGACGAAATAGAAATGACAAGTATGTGGTCTAATCATCTAGAGCCAATTCAATCACATCCACCACACACACATTCTAATAACTTGCTCTCTGGAGTATTCTACTTACATTCTGAATCTCCAGCATCACCAATACAATTCTTTGACCCTAGAGTTCAAGCAAATGTTCTGTCTCCAAGGAGAAAGAAATCAAACAAGTATAACTCTAGCATGATTCAATTCAATTGTTTGCCATGTACAGGATACATTTTTCCAGCGTGGTTACAACATTGGGTTCCTCCAACCCCCGTAGATAGACTAAGCATATCTTGGAACATTATTGCTAGGGGTGAATATGGGGAAGTGGGAACTTTCCAAAATGCTAATATCTAAAAAGAATGAAGTCAATTTAAAACTCACTGACGTTGAACCATCCATAGCGGCTGAACTCAATGATTTCTTTACCTTTGAAGTTCCCGGCTTCAAGTACATGCCTGCATATAGAAGTAAGATGTGGGATGGAAAAATTAGATTGTATAATATTGTCACAGGTGAAATTTATGTAGGACTTCTTCCCTATATAGAAGAGTACCTTAAAAATAATGGTGAACATTATGAATTGGCAGACGGAATCAGAAGTGAAAGAGATATTGCCGCAAGTGTGGTCGAAGGATTTGTACGAGGGCTTAGACCGACACTTAATGGAAGAAGAATTAAAGTACGAGATTATCAAATTGATGCAATTGCCCATGCTATTGCCACAAATCGTTCTCTTCTTATTTCTCCTACTGCTTCTGGTAAGTCGTTAATAATATATTGTCTTGTTAGATACTACCATATGATGGAATTGAAAACTTTAATTTTAGTTCCAACCACTTCGCTTGTCGAACAGATGTATAAAGACTTTGAGGATTACGGTTGGAGTTCTGGAACATACTGTCAAAAAATATATCAGGGGTACGATAAAAAGGTAACAAAGGATGTTGTAATATCAACTTGGCAATCTATTCACAGAATGCCCAGACAATATTTTAGACAGTTCGGAGCAGTGTTTGGAGATGAGGCACATTTGTTTAAAGCTAAATCTCTCACTGGTATACTAACAAAACTTGACACTTGTAAATACCGTTTTGGTCTGACAGGCACATTAGATGGGACACAAACACACAGACTAGTATTAGAGGGTTTATTTGGTAAAGCAAAATATGTGGTTACAACTAAAGAGTTAATAGATGATAAGACGTTAGCTAATTTAAAAATTGATTGCATAATTTTAAAATATCCTGATGAGGATAGGCAAATAGTAAAGGACTTTGAATATGCCGCAGAACTCGAATATATCGTTACTAAGGTTGAAAGGAATAATTTTTTATGTGATCTTGTGGGCCATATTAATGGTAACACTCTCGTTCTTTTTCAGTTTGTAGAAAAACACGGCAAACCTCTCCATAACCTAATAGAAGATAAATATGAAGAAAGAAAAGTGTTTTTTGTTTATGGTGGCGTGGATACAAATACAAGAGAAGAAATAAGGGAGATAGTAGAAAATGAGGAAAATGCCATCATTGTTGCGAGTTACGGTACTTTCAGCACTGGTATTAACATTCGCAACATCAATAACATCGTGTTCGCAAGTCCCTCAAAAAGCAAAATCAGAGTGCTTCAGTCGCTTGGGCGTGGGTTGCGACAACAAGGAGGGAATAAAACCCTACGACTCTATGATGTCGCCGATGATCTTGCCATTAATTCTAAACTCAATTTCACTTTAAGACACTTCAGAGAACGCATAAATATATATGATGACCAAAAGTTTGATTATGAAATTAGAAGGATAAACTTAAAATGAACTTAGATTCTTATAAAGTTTTGAAATTGTCTAACGGTGAAATGATTGTTTGTGAGCTAAGTGCTCATGACGATAAGATGTATGACATTATAAATCCGTTAAGGATGGATGTTGTTCCAATAAAAAGTCGAAGAGGCGGGATAGGTGAAACCTTGAACCTGACACCTTGGATGCAGCATTTTACAGACCAAAAATATTTCAACATAGAGAAAAATCAGTGTATTCTTATAGCTGACGCCTCCGTAGGATTGTCGAAATATTATGAGTATGTAATGCTTAGAATTGACGAGGATTGGGAGGGGGGAAATAATTTAATTGCTGAAGATGAAGAAGAAGAATCTGATGAAGATGTATATGATGACCTTTTAAGACAGATTAAAACAAACTCTAAACTTATTCATTGACCCAAGCACATACTTAATGTACACGATTTTTTTGCATGAGTCAAGTCTCCTATTTGAAAAATAATATGAATAAACCAGTTTTTATTGATTTTGGATGTGGGCCCAACTTGCAAGTTGCAATCGAATATAAAAAAAAGGGTTATTATATAATTATAGTTGAAAGGTCAGAGAAAGATTTATATAATCATTCAGACATGGATCATCCAGATATGGAATGGTTTAAAATTATAGCTGATGAAATATTCTTCTTTGACATAACTGATCTCTCAAAAACAATAACTCATAAAGCCGATGCATGGTTGTGTTCAGCAGTCTTGGAACATATTAAGTCAGATGATATAGACTTATTTCTGAAAGGAATAAAAAATCATTGTAAAAAGAATTCACATGGGGTAATATACATAGATTTGACAGATCATCATGGTGGTTTTAATCATCGTGTCAATCCAGAAAATTATAATTTTATTAAAAATTCACATGAGGAAAAAGAGTGGTATGAGATCATTGAGAAATATTTTACCATAGGAACATGGCATAAACTTTTTTGGCATCAAAATATCGAAAGTGAAGATTTCAAACCACATGTAATGTATGATACTAATGGTGATGGATATTATACGGTTTTGGGGTCTGAAAATAAAGAGGAAATTTTTAATTGTGGTAATTGCATAGGTCTTGATTTTAATGTTTTTGTATAAGTGGACTTGACTTTTGTTGTTGTAGGTATTATTATAGGATATACTATTTGGAGATTTAAATGGCAAAGAAAAAAAGTATTCATTATGTTGACAACAAAAGATTTCTACAAGCAATGATTGATTGGCGTGAGAGTTGGCCAGATGAAGAGAATATCCCACCTGTAACAAATTATATTGGTGAATGCTTTTTAAAGATTGCTACTCATTTATCCTACAAACCAAACTTTATAAATTACACATATAGAGAAGACATGATTTCTGATGGTATTGAAAACTGTTTACAATATGTCAAAAACTTTAATCCAGAGAAATCCAAAAATCCTTTTGCATACTTTACACAAATAATATATTACGCTTTCCTCAGACGAATTGCAAAAGAGAAAAAACAAAGCCATGTCAGAAATAAAATGATTGAACGTGATGCATACGATTCCTTTACTACAATGGAAGGAGATGATTCTTCTTATTATGTTGAGGGAATTGATACTAAATTATTCTTACCAGAAGATGATGTTTATAAACCAAAGAAAAAAGAGCCAGCAAAGAAAAAAGGGTTGGAAATCTTTATGGAGAAAGACACTTGAAAATCGCATTGATTACTGATACCCATTTTGGCGCTAGAAATGATAATGCATATTTTAATGATTATTTTTATAAGTTTTACGAGGGTGTGTTCTTTCCATACCTAAACCAACACAATATAAAAACTTGCATTCATTTGGGCGATGTTATGGATCGTAGAAAGTTTGTTTCGTATAAGATTGCGAAAGACTTTCGTGAAAGATTTATACTACCATTTAGCCAACTGAAAATTAATTTACACATGTTAGTTGGAAACCATGATACCTTTTACAAGAACACCAATGATGTTAACTCATTACAGGAACTTGTAGACGGCAAATTTCCTAACATTAAGGTATATCCAGAGGCACAAGAGGTAGAGTTTGATGGATGTAAAATTCTTTTCATGCCTTGGATAAACAATCAAAACTATATTCATTCTATGGGTATGATTGATGAAACCACTGCTCAAATCTGTATGGGACATTTAGAGTTGAATGGCTTTGAGATGCAGAAGGGCATGTTCATGGATCACGGTTGGGATAAAGAGGAGTTCAAAAAGTTTGACACAGTTATGAGTGGTCACTATCATCATAAGTCAGATGATGGACAAGTGTATTATCTCGGCACACCATATGAACTTTATTGGAATGATTGGGATGACCCGAAAGGATTTCACATATTTGATACAGAGACAAGAGAGCTTGAACGTATTGTAAATCCATACAACATCTTTTCCAAGATTTACTATGATGATACAGTTAATGATTACAGTCATATGGTTGGTCCTTCTGGCACTGCTCATGATTTTCAAAAGTACAAGGATAAGTATGTAAAACTGGTAGTAGTCAATAAGAAAGACTTATTTCAGTTTGACCAATTTGTAGATAAGCTCTTGACAGCAGACTGTCATGATGTTAAGATCGTTGAGGATTTTTCAGAGATGGATGCAAGTAATGTGTCTGATGATATAGTTGAGAATTCAGAAGATACGATGACACTGCTGGAAAAATACATTGATGAGTTGCCAGTAGACCTAAGTAAAGACAGACTTAAAAATACGATGAGAACTTTATATACTGAGGCACAGGACTTGGAAATATGAAAATTTTAATTATGGGATTGCCTGGCTCTGGTAAAACTTGGTTAGGTAGTCGTATTGCAAAACACTTTTCAATTCCTTTCTGGGATGCAGATGTTGTCAGAGAAGTTTATAACGATTGGGATTTCTCTATCGCTGGTAGAGCAATACAAACAGAGAGAATGAGAACACTTGCAGAAATAGACTCTATAAGTATTTCTGCATATGTTTGTCCCTTGCCTGCTTTGCGACATAATTTTAATCCAGATAAAATTGTTTGGATGGATACTATAGAGAAAGGACGTTACGGAGATACAAATAAGTTGTTTGAAGCACCATTAAAAAATCACAACCTGAGAGTTACAAAATGGATAGACGAAAACCAACTGTTCAAATGCTTGGGAGATATCAACCTTGGCACGATGGACACAGAGAGCTTTTCAAACGGGCTCATGGAAAGACTGGCCAAGTTGTCATAATGGTTCGTGATACAGGTGAAGAACATCACGATAGGGGAGATATAATTCGTGATTTAGAAAAACATGGTTATACCTATCATTTAGATTTTGAAATTATGGACGTTCCCAACATTGTTAATATTACATACGGCAGAGATGTTGGTTATGTTATTGAACAAGAAAACTTTGATAAAGAAATTGAAAGCATTAGTGGCACATCAATTCGTAATAAACAGGACTCGGAAATTTGATAACTTTTGAAAGCGTTAGGTGGAAGAACTTTTTATCAACTGGTAATAACTTCACAGAAATCCAACTAAACAAAGAATCGACCACACTTATTATTGGTGAGAATGGCGCAGGGAAATCCACTGTGCTTGACGCATTATGTTTTGGATTGTTTGGTAAACCTTTTCGTAACATCAATAAGCCACAACTTCTCAATACTGTCAATGCTAGTGGCTGTATTGTTGAGGTGGAATTTAAAGTTGGTGGTAAAAGTGTAAAGGTAATTCGTGGCATCAAACCAAATGTATTTGAGATTTACATTGGCGGTAAGATGTATAATCAGGATGCGAATGCCAGAGATTACCAGAAGTATCTGGAACAACAAGTATTGAAACTAAACTATCGTAGTTTTACACAGGTTGTTATTCTTGGCTCATCCACGTTTGTTCCTTTCATGCAACTGAAGGCACGGCATCGTAGAGATGTTGTTGAGGAGATTTTAGATATCCAAATCTTTTCTTTGATGAATATGATTCTTAAACAAAAATTAAAAACAATTGATGATAGTATGAAGGATGTTCATTATAAAACTGAACTAGCATCAGAAAAGATTTCCTTAAAAACAAAATATATTAAAGACTTGCAAGAAAACAAAAGAAAACTTTTAGTTGAAAAAACAACTTTAATTTCTGGTAATGAGGAAGAGATATTTAAGAAGAAGAGAAAGATTGCTGACCTTCAAGATGATATTGATGGTATGCATGAGAAGATTTCAGATTCAACTAAAGTAGTTGACCGATACAATAAATTAAAAGACCTTAATTCACAATTGAAAACAAAACACAGGTCACACAAAAGACTTGTTAAGTTTTTTGACGAGAACGAAGATTGTCCCACTTGTCAACAACATATTGATGAGGTTTTCAAGGCCACTATGGTTTCTGAAGAGAATGACAAGTATGACAATCTTACAGTTGGGATAAAAGAACTTGCTGATAAACTTGAAGCGACTAGGGTTAAGATAGAACATATTGATAAAATAAATAAGTCAATTCAAGAAAACAATGTTGAGATTGCAAAAGAAAATAGCTCTATGTCTCAACTACAAAAATTCAATGCAACACTACAATCAGAGATAGACCATTTAGAAAATGGTCATGTTGATAATGCAGACTATGATGATTTAGAAAAACTGAAAGAAGAAATTGTAACTCTTGATGATCTAAAGTCTAAGTTGCGAGAAGATAAAACTTATGCCGAAGCATCTAGAAATATGCTTCAAGATACTGGCATCAAAACTAAAATCATCAAACAGTATCTTCCTATCATGAATAAGTTGATTAATACTTATCTCACATCTATGGAGTTCTACATCAACTTTACACTGAATGAAAATTTTGAGGAGAACATCAAGTCACGATATCGTGATGACTTTACATATGAATCTTTTAGTGAAGGTGAGAAGATGCGTATTGACCTTGCACTGTTATTCACTTGGAGAGCTATTGCAAAGATGAAGAACAGCACGAATACTAATCTGCTTATTCTTGATGAGATATTTGATAGTTCACTTGATGGTACAGGGACAGATGAGTTTCTAAAGATTCTCAATACGTTGGGCGATGAGAATGTATTTGTGATTAGTCACAAACAAGACGCACTTGCAGATAAGTTTAGGAGCACCATAAAGTTTGAGAAGGTCAAAAACTTTAGTCATGTTACAGTTAATTAAAGATTGGCCAGACACACCAAGTAGCACTAGTAATGAAGATTGTTATTTTTTATATGAAATGTGTTTGGAATATAAACCAAAAAAGATATTAGAGATAGGAACTTTAGTTGGTAAATCTGCATATGCCATGGCTCTTGGAAGTGATTGTGAGATACATACCATAGATAAACACAGAGACAGGTTTATTGTTCATGACGGTTTTGAGAGAATTATAAGATATCCTAATACAGACAGCATGGAATTTTGGAATGTTGATGTATCTGGGTTTGATTTTGTGTTTGTTGATGGGTGGTTGAAATTTGAAGATTGTGAAAATATGTTTGAGAAAACACTTGACAATTTTTGGTTTTTGTGTCATGATTATAGATTCAATGATAAAGGTGAAGAAGTAGTAAATAGAATGTTGAAAGAAGGCATGAAACGAGATTATGATTTCAAAATATCTCAAGGGGGAGAGTGTACTGCTCTAGTAAAATTTGAAAAATGAAATAGATTATAATCAAATTGTTGAAAATCTAAAACAGGTACATGATCCAGAAATCAGTATCAATGTATTTGACCTTGGCTTAATCTATAATATAAAGATAGATGAGAAAGACCCACATGTAACTATTACACATACACTTACGAGTGCTTGGTGTGGTTTTGCAGATGAGATTACAGAAAATATAAGACAAGCTGGGTATGCGCCTGGGGTGGAACATGTTGAGGTGATAACAACATTTGACCCACCATTTACTCTGGAGTCTGTTCCAGAAGAAACAAGAATGATGATGGGTTGGTAATGAAAAAGAAGATTCATATTAACATGCACAAGATTCGTGCAAATAAGAAACATGGTACAAACGAACCTGTAATTACCGTGAAAACTTATAAGACAAACACTTATGGCCATGAGGTTGAGATATTAGGAGATAGCAAAGTTGTTTATTCTCCTGATAAGCCATTGTCATGTGGAGCAAGGGTATGGATTGAAACTGATGCAGAGGTGAAGATAGATGGGCAAACGCTCGGACTTTGAACGCAAACCTAGAGACTTCTATCCTACGCCGATGGAGGCAGTAGAACCTTTACTACCACATTTGCCAGAGGGATTTAAGTTTGCAGAACCTTGTGCTGGTAATGGTGCATTAGTAGAACATTTAGAGAACAAAGGTGTTTGCATGTGGGCAAGTGATATTGAACCACAAGCCAAGGGAATACATACAAGTTCATATGATAAACTAGGATTTGACGAACTCATTGGTTCTGATTATGTCATAACAAATCCGCCGTGGGACAGAGCAATATTGCATCCTATGATTGAATTTTTTGCACCAAAGATTGAAACATGGTTATTGTTTGATGCTGATTGGATGCACACACAACAAAG